TAAGACTGACTGCGTGATGGCGTTATGGTTTGGCGTCATTAGATGCCGTGAGTTTATGCAACAGAATTCTGTGGTGCAAAGGTATGCCCATAATCGTTGGGCTACAAGAGCGCAAGCACAGAAACGTTATAGTGTTAATTTAGATGAGATGGTTGCTGAGCAATGGCAGCAAACATACGGGTAGGATTAAATGGCAAAAAAAAATCCATTAAATAAAAATTTAAAAGAAGTCATTAAGGAATTGCCTAAGGCTCCTGGTGGAAATGTTGCTCAGCCACGACCATTAGTTCCTGGTGGTATTCAAGGCGGACCACCTTTAGTTACTTCCTCTATTCCAGGTGCTATTCCTAGGGGTCCTTCTGGTGAAGTATTTACAAAGAGCGACCCTGCTCGTGATTTATTTAAGTTTTATAAAACTGGTGTAGATAGACCTTTAGAGATGCCACCAGAGCCAATTGATACAAAAACAATTAAAGAAACCAAAGTAAAGCCTACTGGCCCAAAAGGTTTTAAAAAAACTCAAGAACGTTTAAAAATTGCGGAAGGCGTGCGTGGTGGAACTATTGGTGGGATGTCAAGAGCCCCTGGTTCTAAACCACCAGTTACACAACCATTTGTTATTAAATTACCTGATGGAAGTTTTGTTTCATCATTAGGTAGTCCTATGTCAATTGAAATTGCCATGGAGCGTGCTCAAAGAAAACAATCTTTAGAGTTTATTCAAGAGTTAGTTAGAGATACTTTTGTTGTTGAACGTGGTGGAAAATCAACTATCTATCAAAGCGAAACGGGTAGTCCTAAAGCAGGAATAGTAAGTAGGGCAGAAGAACAATTAATTATGCGTGCTGCTCAAGAAGCAAGAGATATTCTTGCTGATATAGAAGCAGCCATTGCTGAAGCGTCATTAGAAAAAGATATTAATGTGCGTCAAGTAACTGGTGAAATTGACCCTAGGGCTGAATCTGTAATGCAAAGTGAAACTTATTCTAGGCTTGAACAAGGTACCCTGTCTATGTCGGCTAAAGAAAAAAAAGCCGCAGCAGAGAGGAAAGCCTTAGAATTTGAAGCAAAAGAAAAATTAAGACTATATGAAGAAAGTAAATCAGGAACTCCACTTGGTATTAACCAACCCGTTAAACCAGAAAAAATAACTATTCATTCAGGTGGTGCTATTGGTGCTGATACTGAATGGGCTAACATAGGCAAAAAAATTAAAGCAGATGTTATAGCACATTCATTTGTTGGGCATAAAACAACTGGCGGTGTTCCGTTTGTTCATAGTAAAGCAGAACTTAAAAGAGCGGATGTTTTACTAGAAAAAATAAATAAAGATTATTTACCTAACAGAAGGTTTAATACTGCAAAAGAATATGTTAAAAATCTTTTACGCCGTAACTATTATCAAATAGTAGACTCTGAAGCATTGATTGCAGCAGGTAAAGTAGAGGATGTTCCTAATTTAGGTAAAAGAGTAAGCGGTGGAACTGCTTGGGCTTTTTATATGGCAGTAGAAACAGGTAAGCCTGCTTATATTTTTAACCAAACGGATAATCAATGGTACAAAGGTGAAGGCAAAGAACTTGTAAGGGTAGATGCTTCTTCTATTCCACGTTATACAACAATTGCTGGAGTAGGCACTAGGGACTTAAATGATGCTGGGAAAAAAGCCTTAAACGATTACGTTAATAATACTATTGCTAAACCAACAACTGTTAGTAAGTTTCCAATAATTACTCCTAAGGGAATGTTAGGTTTAGGAGTTTTAGGTTTTGCCATAGATGTCTATTCTTTATGGAAGCAATTTGAAGAAATGACTATGCAAGAAAAACAAAGACTACAACAAGAAGCAATGAATTAAGGATGGCAATGTTATCAATTGAACAAATCTCAGCCCGCGTTGAGAACTTACGTCAACGTGCTGCAGGGCGCGACTCACGCCAACAAGACGTCCTTGCTGTTCGTAAGGGAAACATTGCTGGTGTTTATCCTGATTTCTTTCCCGAAGGTGTAGATGCAAATGTCGTTGCAAATTTTGTTGATGTTGTTGCTAGAGACCTATCTGAGGTTATGGCGCCTTTGCCTGCGGTCAACTGTTCCGCGGCGAATCAAGCGAATGACCGTGCTCGTAAATTTGCTGATACACGTACCCGTATTGCTGCTAATTATTTTGCTCATTCGGACCTACAGGTTCAGATGTATACAGGAGCCGATGTATACATAACATTTGGTTTCGTTCCTTTCATAGTTGAATTGGACGAAGAAGCAGGGCTGCCGCGTATCCGCATAGAAAACCCAGTGGGCGCTTACCCAGAGTTTGACCGCTATGGTCGCTGCATTGCCTTTGCAAAACGCTACTACATGCCTGTCAGCGAGGTCGCTGCACAGTTCCCTGAGTACGCGAATATATTGCTTGGTAAAGAAATGTACCGAGCGAATATGTCTACACAGATTGAAATAATTCGTTATTATGATAACGAGCAATCCGTGCTATATGTTCCTGAACGCAACAACCTATTGTTATCTTCTGTTAATAACCCTATTAACAAGATGATGGTAGTTGTTGCCAAGAGGCCATCTATTGATAATGAGATGCGCGGTCAGTTTGATGACGTGCTAGGTATTCAGTTGCTTCGCAATAGGTTCGCATTACTTGCGATGGAAGCAGCGGAAAAATCTGTGCAGTCTCCAATTGTACTGCCTGCTGATGTCAATGAATTAGAAATGGGTGGCGATGCTGTTATCCGCACCGCCAACCCTGCTGGTGTTCGCCGTGTTGATTTAAATATCCCACCTGGAGCATTTACTGAACAGGCTTTACTACAGCAAGAACTAAGAACTGGCACCCGTTATCCAGAGGGACGTACTGGAAATATTGACGCCAGCATCATTACGGGCCAAGGCGTACAAGCCCTTATGGGTGGTTTTGACACGCAAATTAAGTCTGCTCAGGCTATCTTTGCTTCAACATTGCGAGATGTAATATCTATTTGTTTTGAAGTAGATGAGAAGTTTTTTGATTATGAGAAGACTATCCGTGGTGTAGATGCTGGTAGCCCGTATCAGATTACCTACAAGCCAAGTAAAGATATCAAGAAAGATTACTCAGCCGATGTCCGATATGGAATGTTGGCAGGGCTTAACCCAGCACAGGGTCTTATCTTTATGTTACAAGCATTGGGTGGCGGTTTGATTTCAACAGACCTTGCTATGCGTGAATTGCCATTTGGTATTAACGTAACTCAAGAACAAGAAAAAATTGAAATTGAAAATATGCGTAAGTCGTTAGTTCAATCTCTGCAAGCCTATACTCAATCTATCCCACAGATGGCTACACAGGGCGCAGACCCATCAATGGTAATTAAGAAAATTGCTGATGTTATCAAGTCACGCCAGAAAGGCGTAGCAATTGAAGACGCTGTTGAAGAAGTCTTCGCTCCAGAATTACCTCCTGCTGGTGCTCCTCAGGTTGAGCAAACGTCCCCTGCTCTCGTTGCGCCAGTAGGAGGCGCTGCTGCTATACCATCATTACAGACTTTATTATCTAGTTTAACGGCAGGTGGACAGGCAAGCGCTAGCGCAAGAACCGCTATACGGAGGTAACTATGGCACCGCGGAAAAAGAAACCACAACGCACATGCAAGCCGCGTACTGTAGCAAACGAAGAATACACAGAGTTAGAAATGTATTGCATCTGGCTTAATGAATACTATAAGTCTTTACTTAAGGCAGGATTTAGAAGCGAGTTAGCATTAAGTTTTGTAATGGAAAAATCTTCTTACCCAAGTTGGGTAGCGTATAAAGCGCCTACTGATGAAGAATTAAAAAGATATCTAGATGAAGGGGACGAGGATTAATGGCTAAGGGCGGATATAGACCTACTGCACCACAAAACAATCCTATGAATATTTCTCCTATGGGTGGCGATGGGCAAAATGGAACTCAGGCTGCTAGATATATTCCTGGTTTTAATTATGGAGAAGGTCAGGCTACTTATAACCAACAAGTTGCTGCTCCTATGCGTGGAGAATCTAATCCACTAATGTTACCTATTACAGAGTTAACTGCTCCCACTAGCAATCCTAATCAACCAATAACAGCAGGTGTTGACTTTGGTCCTGGTCCTGGTTCAGAGGTTATTAATTTGCCCAATGCTCAACCAACTGTTCTTAGTACTTTGCGACTAATAGCACAAAATGACCCAACTGGAGAAACTGATTTAATTTTTCAGGCATTACTTGAAAGAGGTTTATAGTGCCAGAAATTGTTGACCCTGCTGTAGCAGAGTTAAATCCCAATTTATATGACGCTGCTGTAAAATCTGGTCTTAATCCAGCAAACGCTAAAGTATTAAATCAATTTGCTAAACAATATAAACTAGGCAAAAAATTTATATCTATGGGAGATGTAAAAGGTAGACAAGAATTTTTAGATTTAGACCCTCAAGTTAAACAAAATATAAGGGCTTTGTTTCCAGAAAGAAAAATATTTGCTGAAGAAAAAAGTTTTTTAAGAGAATTTTTAGAAGGCATAGTTAGTATTCCTGTAACTGGTTTAAAAATTATAGGAAGTCCTTTTATCAAAGGTTTAGAACTTCTTGAAAATTGGGACAAGACTGTAAAAGCAGCAAATTATTCTGTTCCTCGTCAAGCAGGAGAAACACGAGAAGCAAAAAAATTAAATCTGCCAGTAACACAACGAGTAGATTTTACTCCTGGTGTATTGCGGGATATTTATGATGGCAAAAATAATTGGCAATGGGAAAAAGTTGCTCTTTATGAAGACAAATATGGAGTGCCATTAACAACATTAGCACGTGCTATGGCAGAAAATAGAACCGTAGAAGGAGCAATAGACTTATACGGAAATGCTGATGAACAAATAATGCAGGCTATTGTATTTATGTATGACAATCCTAAAAAATTTGAAGAAATAAAAGACGCATTAAAAGTTGATGCACAAATTTCGCCAGGTAGAGATTTTGTTAATGATGTAATTCTTTCTGGTAAAACAGTAGATGGCAATTTTTGGGGCAATAAAGCATTAAGTCTTATAGGTATGGATTTAACGACCAGAAAAGGTATTACTAAAGCAAAAGAATTAGTGTCTGGACCTATAGATGGATTTTATACAATCTTTGGAGACCCTCTTACTTATATTGGTTTAGGCATTCCTACTGTTGCAAAATTAATGGCTAAAGGTGTTAGCGGTATAGAAGTAGGTTTAAAGCAAGCCTTTAAAATGTCTGCTTTTAAAACCAAAGGTCAACGTTTAGCAGAACAATTTAAGTTTGTATCTGAGCGTCAAGGAATTGAATCTGGTTATGCTTGGTTATTTAAAGAACCTGATGTTAAAAAATTGTGGGATGACCAACTAGGTCCACGTTTAGAACAATTTAAAAAAGCAGATGATGCCGTAACAAAGGCTTCAGTATTAGAATCTATGCGTTTTGATTTTCCAGAGTGGTATAACGAATCTGTAATAAAAACATTAGCAAATGGTTTAAAAACTTTTGATGCTAACGGAGCCCAAGAATTTTTTACTCACGTTGATGATTCTTTAATGATATTAAATGGACGAGTTAACGGAATTAGTTTTAGACGTAATGGTATTCCTTCGGCACGTAGGTCAAGATTGGTAACATCCGCTGTGCATAGAATGGCTTATTCTATTTTTAATCCATCTAGTGAAATAGATATTACTGCAAAAGAAATTCTTGAACAAAGTCAAGGTTTAGTAAAAGATACTTTTCAAATAATTACTAAAGTTGCTAGCAATGAAAATAAATTGCTTAATACTGAAATTAATGATATTTTTAAAATTCAAAAAGATATTACAGGCGCTAGACGTATAGCGTACAAACTTGGTGTTGCTGCATCTAGATTACCTGGCACTGTATTTTTAGGACCAGATGCTATTCTATCTGCAGATAATATTCGGAATACAGCAAATCTTGTTCTTCCTAAAAATATAGCAAATCCTATTACGTTAATGCTTTTAGATGAAACAGTGGATGTTCAAATGACCGCAATGCGTAATATGCATTATGCGTATATGAAACGTCTTGGTTTAGAAGAAACTGATATTTTACAAATTTTAGAAAAAACTTATAATGGAACAGCAGGATTTACTAGCGTTCCAGATTTACCAGTTGCTG